CGCACAGTGCCCCGGTTTTGCCACGGTAGAGGAAGCGTGGTTTAGCGAGCCCATCGACGACTACAGCGCCGAAACCCCCGCCGCCTACCCCTACCTGGCGGAGGATGCGGGCGAGGCTGTTAACGAGCTAAGCCAGCGGCAAACCGCTACCCAGGTGTACGGTGTGTTTATCATTTGCGAGGTAGGCGACACGTTCCGCGCCCAGCGCCAAGAGGTGCGTAACGCCCTGTTTGGCTGGCAGCCCCCCGGCAGTAGCGGGGTGATGTCGTTTCACACGGGGCAAATGGTAGAGATACGCGGGCGCTACGTGTGGTGGCGGGAATACTGGAATCTCACCACACCTAACGCCCTCACCGCAGGGCGGCAGCGCACCGTCACCATCTAACCCAACCCCACCCAGCCCCGCCACCGAGCGGGTTTTTTATGCCCGGAGGAAATATGGACACAAAGCAGGGCGGCAAGTTTCGCCGCCAAAACGGCAAGCTGGAGCGCGTGAGCGAGCCAGCTAAACAGCAGCGCTACGGCGCGCACGCGGTACACCCTAGCAAGGTGGTCACCAGCGAAAGCACCGCCAAAGCCCCCACCGCCGCGCCTGCCGTAGCACCCGGCAGCGCGAAAACTAAAGCCCCCGTGAAAGGTAATAGTGATGACACCGCTACTAACGCGTAAGAAAGCCGCCGTGGTGTGCCTAGAAACCACCTACGGCGTTGCGCCCCCGATTGAACAGGGCGTGTTGATGTTGGTCACTGAGCTAACCCCCACGCCCTACCAAGGCAACACGGTAGAGCGTACCCGGATGCGCCCAGAACTGGGCGGGTTTGCACAAATCAACACCGGCCCCAACACGCAGCTACAGCTCACCGTGCCGTGGAGCGGCAGCGGTACCGCCCCGGTGATTGCTACGTCTGCCACCGCCCCGGCGCTTGGCCTGCTATTGCGCGCCTGCCAGATGCAAGAAGTGGAAGACCTGGACGCAGGCGAGGTGACCTACACCCGCACCAGTGAGGAAGGCGATTCCGTCACTATTTACTACCTGCACGATGGCCAGCAGCAGTGCATCAAAGGCGTGCGCGGGACGGTCACCGGTGCAGGGCAGTCGGCAGGGTTGCCCACGCTATCGTTCACCATGACCGGGCTATATGAGCGGCCCACCGCCGTTGCGCCCATCACGCTGGCGGTCGAAAACCAAGCCGATGAAGTGCCGGTGAATTTCCAGAACACCACCACGTTTACCGTGCTTGGCTATGAGGCGATTGGTCAAAATCTTAATTTTGACCTGGCTAACACCGTTACCTATCGCAACTTGCCCAACTACGAGGGCGTGCATATCACCGACAGCCAGCCCACTGGGCAGGTAGCGTTTCAGGCACCGCGTATTGCCGAGTTTGATGTTTACCAGAAGGTAGAGTCCCACGAAGTGGTGACCACGGGCGCGGTGTCGTTTGAGCATGGCACGGTGCCCGGCAACATCGTTGGCATGCGCGCCCCTAAGGTGCAGCTAGCCGGTATGAGCGAGCAGGACAGCGACGGCATTACCCACTACCAGTGCGATGCTAGATTCTTGCCGTTAGACGGTGACGATGAGTTGGTGCTGTACTTCAAGTAACCCATTGCATGACAAGTTAGCGTGACAAGTTCACGTTAAAAAATAACGACGCCACGCCCGCTAAATGCGGGCGTCGTCGTTTCTAGCGTTCTGAAAATCAAACCCCAGGAGAGTTACCCCATGGCTGCAGCATTTGTGATTGGCCTTGCCACCGTATTCAAAACCGTTTCCATTAAGCGCCCAGGCCGCGAAGAAGAAGAGTTTACCGCCGAGATCCGCGTGCGGGATCTGGACGAGCAAGACGCCCTGCACCAAAAACAGCAGAACGGCGAAGTTAAAGGCTTCGACCACGTGAAAGAGGATGTCGTCAGCCTTGACGGCTTTGCCGATAAAAACGGCAAGCCGATGGAAGTCACCGACGAGATGAAAGAGAAGCTGCTGAAAGACCCCTACGTGTTGATGGGCTGCGTACGCGCTTGGAACCAAGTGCAGCAGGGCATGCCGGAGCTGACCGCAAAAAACTAAACGACCTTGGGCGCGCTTGGGCGGGCGCTCAAGGTGGCACGAAAAACGAGCTGAAAAGCGACCTAGACGCTTGGGGAATCACCATCCCCGAGCGTTATAAAACGCCTGAACGCATCGTGGTGTGGCCGGAGAACGCCACCGCGTTTGACGTGTTCCGTGATTGTGCCAGCCAGTGGCGCTACCTGACCCCGCCCATGGGCAACCCCATACCCATGGGCATCGAACGCACACAGCTTGAAAGCACGATGCGTATGCTAGAGGTAGACGATATGCGCGGCACGCTGCGCAAAATCCAGCATATCGAGGCGGGGGCGTTGGAGGTGATGCGGCGGTAGCGCTAGGAAATGCCGAATAACTGCGCTAAGTTTCTTTACTGAAAAAAATATAAGGGGGCTTAGCATGCAGGTATTAGGATTAATCCTACTGGTGGTTTTCATAATGACGATTAAGGGGTGTATCACCGATGACGATGATACTAAGCCTTCTACAGGTAATCGTTATTTTGAGGTTAAGTCATTGGTAGAGCAGTCTGTTAGAGGGGTTTTGAAAGACCCTGAGTCAGCAGAGTTTAGAGGGTTTTTCCCCGGTCAGTCTAACGGCAATGCCATTGGTTGCGGAGAGGTAAACTCTAAAAATACCTTTGGTGGCTATACAGGTTTCAAGAGGTACGTTAGCGGAGGCGGTGACGTTGTTGGGTTGGAGGGTGAAACCCCAGGCTTTCAAGAGGCGTGGGACGCCTTCTGTGCGCCGTATGATAGATAGTCGTATTTGGTAAATCCTTTCTAAGAACTCAATAAACCCGCCTCGGCGGGTTTATTTATGCCTGAAATTTGAGGTAAGCCGCTATGTCGTCAAAGCAATACACCACTGAGTTTGTTATTAAGGGCGACAGTTCTAGCGGCGTAAAGGCCACCCGTGAGCTGCAAGAAGCCAACGCGGATATGGCCCGTGAAATGCGCCGCGCCCAGCGTCAAAGCGAGGAAACAGCATCCAGCTTTGAAAGTGTTAGCGTGCATGCGCGTAGGCTGGCTACCGTTAGCGCTGCCGTTACCGTTGCTATGGGTACGATGGCAGTAGCTCAGACCCGTGTTGTAGCTGAGCAGGCCGCGCTTGCGCGTTCGGTGGGTGTTAGCGTTCAAACGTTGCAGCAATGGGAGTTTGCCGCTCAAAGCGTCAATCTTGGCGCTGGCAAGATGGGCGATATTTTCAAAGACACCAGCGAGAAGATTGGTGATTTTGTATCGACCGGCGGTGGTGAGGCTGCCGACCTTTTCGAGCGTCTGAACCTCGATATCAATACGCTGATGGCGATGCGCCCCGATCAGCAGTTGATCGCCATTGGCGAAGCGCTCGACGGGGTGGCCACCCAGGGCGAAAAAATCTTTTTCATGGAGTCGTTGGCCAACGACGCTAGCCGCCTGCTGCCGCTGTTAGAAAACAACGCCGCCGCGCTACGGGATCAAATTTCCCTTGCCGATCAGCTGGGCGTTGCCCTGCCTCAAAGCGACGTTGACAGCATAGAGCGAGCATCCCAAGCGCTTAATGAGCTGACGGCGCTGGGCACTGCTTTTGCTAATGCGGTGGCTTCTGAGTGGGCACCCGGCATTATTTTTGTTGCAGATGTTGCAAAAGACCTCACCCAAACACTAGGCGGTATGGGCGAGGTGGTAGAAAACGTTACTGATTTTACGCTTCTGTTAACCGGTACGCTTGCAGGCCGCATGGTAGGCGCGCTTGGCGCGGCCTCAGTAGCAGCTGTTAAAAAGGCCCAGGCTGATAGAGCCGTAGCCATTCAAGCAGGCATCACCGCCGAGCGTGAAGCCGGGGCGGCGCTGGCCACGGCCCGCCGTGCCGAGGCTGAGCGCGTCGCGGCATTGAACAGCGCCGCGAATGCGGCACAGCGTGCGCAGGCAGCGCAGGTGCAGGCGGCTTCTCAGCTGCGCTCTATTCAGCTCACACAGCAGCAAATGGCCGCAGAGCGCGTGCTGGAAACCCAGCGCCTGCAAGCACAGATTAGCGCGACCGGGCGGCAGCAATCGCTCACGCGGTTAGCGGAAATTCGCCGTACTGAAATGGCGTTAACTACTCAGTCTGCCGCTGCCCAGCGCGCCTTGAACGCTGCCGAAGTGCAAAGCGCCGCCAGTGCCCGCACGCTATCCGCTGCCAAGGTGGATCTGGCGCGGGCCACCACCGCCACCACTGCCGCCGCGACAGCCAACACGGCAGCGGTGGCCGCGAACACGGCTGCCCAGCGAACGCTAACGGCGGTAAGCCGTGGTGCTGCTGGCGCGATGGCGTTAGTGGGCGGTCCCCTTGGCGTGGCTACTTTGGCCGCTTCGGCGTTTTTCCTGTTCCGAGATAGCAGCGATGACGTTAGCAGCTCGCTAACCGACATGAACGCGCCGCTTGAAAGCGTGATTGCTGACTTCAAAGAGCTGAGCGTGGAAAGCCAGCGGGCGGCAATGATCAAGTGGGGCGACCGCTACCAAGAAGAAGTTGAAAAAACCCGTAGCGCCCTGTCTAAAATCCGCGAAGAGATTTTAAGCATTGGCTTTGACGGCACTAGCGGTGCCGAAGCGCGTGCGTTTTTTGATGAAGTGAATGCCGGATTTGAGGCGGTAGAGAGCGGCGCGCAAAGCCTTGATGAGCTGCTGAATGGCTTGCAGGATCAGTTAGGTGTTCCCGATAGTGCGCTGCGTCAAATTCGCTTGTGGGCAGCAGAATACAGCGAAGGCAGCATTACGGTAGAAGAGCTTGGCGGGCTGCTGCAGACGCTTGAAACAGCGTTTAACGATGTGGCCCAAGGTGCCGAGAATAGCGGCCAAGCCGTCAACGGTGGCGCGCCCTCAGCTACCACCCTGGATGCGTGGAAGAAATACAACGACCGCCTACGCGAAAGCATCGCCGCCACCCGTGACGGTGGCTCAGCCATGGGCGCAGCTAACCGCGCCCTAGATGGCATGGGCGATGATGTAAGCAACATCATGCGCGGCTATAGCGTGTTCCTTTCGGTGCAGGATGAAGCGCTGAAAGACCAGCGCAAAGCCCAGCAGGAAGCCACCGCCGAAGCGCGCCGGGCTGCCGAGGAAGCCGAGCGCGCCGCGCAACGCCAAGCCCAAGCCGCCCAGCAGTCAGCCGAAGCCCAAGCCAAAGCCTTGGTAGGCGTTCAGCAGGAGATGGACCCGTTACTGGCTGACCACGCGGAATACATCGAACGCCTAACGGTGCTGGATCGCGCCCTGGCCGAAGGCACGATTAGCGAAGAAGCCTATGGCGAAGCGGTGCGTTGGAGCGCTGAGCAGTACCAGCGCGCCGCTACCGGTGCCGAAGAGTACGAAAAGCAGACGCAAACGCTGGTAAGCACCTACGACCGCCACTATCAGAAAGCCCAGCAGCTGCAGGAAGCGTTAGAGCAGGTTAACCAGCGCTGGCGCAACGACCCGGAGAACGCCGCCCAGTATGCTCGGATGATTGAAGGCATCCGCGAAGAAATGCAGCAGCTGGCGCTTGATGCCGACCCGGCAGCGCAGGAAATGGCGCGGGCATGGGAAGAGGCTAGCAACCGCATTGATGAAACCTTTGCCGACGCCTTCGCTGGCGCTTTCGATTCGTTCGATGATTTTACCGACCAGCTGCTAGATGGCTTTAAGCGCCTACTAGCCGAGCTTGCCTACCAAGCCACCCTAAAGCCCATCGTTGTGCAATTCACGCAGCAGATGGGCGGCGCGTTGGGCATTCCGGGCGTCGGCGGTCAAGGCCGTGGCGCGGGCGGCTTCAACCTTGGCTCTATCGGCTCGCTCAAAAACGGCTGGGATACCGTTAGCGGCCTGTGGGGCGCGGGTTCTGCCGCGTCTACCGCCGCTGCTGGCTATGGCGCGGCAGGGTGGGCCGGTTCCGCCACGGGCGCGTATAGCGGCTGGGCAGGCAGCGCTGCCGCTGGTGCCGCCCAAGCAGGCGGCGGCTTGATGGGTGCCGCCAGCGCCGCCATGCCGTGGGTAGGTGGCGCGCTGCTGGTCGATAACGTGCTAGGTCTGGGCATTGCTGACGGCATCGTTAAGGGTATTAGCAGCCTGTTTGGTGGCGGCAAAACCGCCCCTAAATTCGAGCTAGCCACCGTAGGTCAGGACGTAGACCCAGGGCGTCGCGGCCTGTTTGAAAACTACGGGGAGGGTGTTTACAGCCGTGGGGCGCTGGGCACCGTAGGGTTTTATGACCCTAACACGGCCCGCTTAGAAGAAACCTTCGACGGCTTTGATAACGCCAAGGCGTTTTTAGACGGCATCACCGCGCTAGATAACGCCATGGTGGGGGCGGTCGCCAACCTAGACAACGGCGCAGAGAAAACGCAGGCCATGGCCAGCGCCGCCCAGGCTGTGCGTTTAAACGCAGGCGATGCCGCCGGGATCGCGAACCAGCTTGCTACTCGCACGCTTGCCGTGGTCGATGTGTTAGATGGTGATTTTTCCGCTTCCCTACGCGGGCTAGGGCTGGATGCCGAACAGTTGACCGGTCGTGTGGTGCAGGCAGCTAACGCCATGCAGTTGTTAGATGCCAGTAGCGACCGCCTCAACCTGCAGTTTGACGCCTCAGCCGCTGGCGCATTGCGCGCCGCTGATAGCATCGCGCAGATGGCTGGCGGCGTGGATCAGCTCGCCAGCTTGCAGAACAGCTATTACACGGCGTTTTTCAGCGATGCCGAGCGCGCCGCTGATTTACAGCAGGACGTTGCCGCTAGCCTGCGTGCCATGGGCCTAGCGCTGCCGTCTACCAATGAGGGTTTCCGGCAGCTGGTGGAGCAGCAAAACCGCTTAACCGAGTCGGGTCAGCGTAACTATGTGCAGCTGCTGCAGCTAGCGGGCCCGTTCGACCGGTTGCAAACCCTGCTTGAGCAAACTGGCAACGGCGTTGATGTGTTTGCCGACCGCCTCAGCCAGCTAAACGGCGAGATCAGCACGCTAGAAAACGAGGTGCGTAACGCCTACGCCGCGTTTGAAAAGCAGTCGTTCGACCAGCAGCTGCAGCTCTTGGGCCTGCTGGGCGACGAGCAAGCCGCGTTGGCCCTGCAGCGTGAGCGAGAGCTGCAAGGCATCGACCCGCTGCTACAGGAAACCCAGCGCCGCATTTGGGCCATGGAGGACGAAGCCGCCGCGCAGCAAGCGGCCACGCGGGCGGGGCAGGAGTATGCCCGTTCGCTGGCGCAAGTAAACGACCAGCTCAGCAGCACGTTTAACGGGATCAGCCAGTGGGTAGACCAGCAAAGCGCGACCGCTGGCACCCCCGGCATGAACCTGACCGAAGCAGGCGACCAGTTCGCCCGACAGTTGGTGCTGGCACAGTCAGGCGACCGCAACGCTCTACAGAGCATTACCCAATACGCAGAGCAATACCTGGCTGCCGGGGAAGCGATGTACGCCAGCGGTGGCGCGTTCCAGCGCATTCAAGGTGATGTGTTAGACGCGTTGAAGGATTTGCCTGATCAGATTAGCGCCGAAGAGTACATAGCCGAGGAGGTGAAACAGGCACTACGCGAGCAAACCCAGGGCATTAGCAGCCAGCTTAGTGACGTGCTGCGCGGTGATAACCCCAGCAACATCGCCAGTAATTTAGCGGGTCACTTTGCCACCCTGGCGGGCGGTATCGACGGCGTGCTAACCCGTGAGCAGCTGGCCATCGTGATGAGCGGCAAAGCCACTGACGCCGAACTGCGCGCGATTATGCGTGCAGTAGACCTCAACGGTGACGGCGTGATGGATGGCTTAGAGAGCGTCATCATTCAGTCACTACCTACAGATGCGGTGCTGGGTACGCTGCTGCGTAACAAAATGAATGAGCTGGATAAAAACCAGCTCACGCATGCACAGATTCGCAGCGCGCTATCCCCCATCGCAACGGATGCCGAAATTAGCCGTTTGATTCGTGAAGTTGATGTGAACGGTGATGGCATTATCACTCGCCAAGAGCTGACCGCCGCCCGTGTGGGCAGCTTGGCAGGTGGCATTGCTAAGAGCTTAAACCCTGCGTTCGACATGCTTGACGCCAACTTAGACGGCAAGCTGACCTATGCCGAGCTAGTCAGCGGTTTAGATGGCATGGCGACCGATGCTCAGCTGCACGCCATTGCGCGTGCGGTGGACCTCAATGGCGACGGCGTAATCAATGGGTTAGAGAGCGTCGTCATCGCGGGTATGCCTACCGATGCGGTGCTGGGTACGCTACTGCGCAATCAGCTCGAAGCCACCCGTAACCGCCAGCTCACTCATGCCCAAGTGCGCAACGCGCTGAGCCCGATTGCAAAGCAGGGGCAGATCAATCAGCTCATCAATCGTGCCGACCGCAATGCCGACGGCATCATCACGGCTCAGGAGCTGGCCAACGCCAGCCTCGACGGCCTGGCCAGCGGCATCGGCTCAGCCCTGTACCCGATGTTCGACTCGCTAGATTCATCGCTTGATGGGCTGATCGACTACGCCGAGTTCGCCAGCGCCTTCGAGGGCATGGCGACGGATGCGCAGTTGCGCGAACTGTTCAACATGCTCGACGCCAACGGCGATGGACAGTTATCTAAATTGGAGGCGCTGGAGCAGAGCAGCGAGGGCACCGAAGGCAACACCAAGACGATGGATGAGCGCGCCCGCGAGCAACTCTCGAAACTCGTGGAGTTGTCGCAAGAAATGGCCCGCACCACTGATCAGTTTGTGGGCCTGAATGCGGGCATCAACAGCCTGACAGATGTGATGGGGCTGCTGGTGGAACGTCAGGAAGAGCTGGCGCGTATCGAGCGCGAGAGGCAAGCGGCGGAACTGGCCGAGCGTGGGCGCATCGAGAAAGAGCGTATTCAGGCTGCCGTGCAGGCAAACAGGGACACGCTGAGCAAAGAGCTGCAAGACCTGCTAGGGGATCGCTCTGCGCTCGATGATCGCATGACGGTCAACCCGGACCGCAACGTCATTCGCTCAGGCTATCGGTATTGGACCAATGCGGCAGACAATATCGAGGCGTCCGCTAGACGCTTCATCGATCGCTTCGGCGTTACCGACCGTGCGGCCTCTGAGCTGTACCGGAACTTCACCGAAGGCGCCGGGTTCTACGCCGATCAGGGCGTTGGCGCTGCGCCAGGGCCTGGTGGGGCTTACTCGCCTGGTGGTGCGTATTGGGCTTATGTGGAGGATTACGTCAAAGCGATCCGCAATAGTGCCGCCGATAATCGCACTGACAGGCAAGAGCTGACGAGGGCTATCCAAGACCTGCGCGATCGGCTCTCTACAGTCGGACAGCAAGTGGATCGCTCTCCGCTGCAAGACCTGCGTCAACAATACCGCGCTCTGATGGGCGAGCC